TTAAGCCGTGTTCTCATTTTGGCTGTCGCCCGCAATGGTAAAACCGGCATCGCGAATTGCCGCCTTCACCTGCCTGGCGTCCATCACCGCCGTTTTCACATAGCCAAAGAAGGCTACCCGTGCGCCGGGCAAACGGATTGGCGTCGCCAGGTGGGCACGGAGTTCACGATTGCGCTGTGCCATCAGCTCGGCGCGCGCCTGCCAAAACGCGGCGGGATCGGTTGGGGTTTCAGTCGCGGTTTCTAACAGCGACGCCAATTCGCTTAGCGCCTCCCACTCCGCCAACAGGGCGGCAACCACTTCAGGATTAGCCACCTGCCCCCAGTCAGAGGGTAAAGCCCCCTCACGCCACGCATTGAGATAACCGGGCAGCGCCCTCTTCAACTGGCTTAGCCGATCGTTCAACACAGGTTTCCTTTTATAACGCCCAATGCCTTGATATTCCCCATAATGCCACTCTCATTTAACCGGTGATGGGAGCAATGACCGGAGCTTATCAGCGCCATAAATGACGTAATGACTTTTGGTGCGGCGAAATTAGCGATATGTGCGGATGGGGAATAAGGATGGAGATCGGGTTGGTGGCTATGACTCGAAAAGAGGAGCGGGGATTGTTGGTGGTGCCTTAAATAGAATTTCCTTATAAATCAATCACACAAAAAAAGACCGAATACGATTCAATTAAAAAATAATCATTTAAAATCATACAGATAGATTGATGGCAGAGGATAATTGGCGACAAAATGACTACGGACTTTATCGCCAAAAATTCGTGGCTACTTCTTGCGAGTGGAGCCTGTACATGTGCTCTTTGATTTGCTGGTAGATCCATCGTTGCACACAAATTTGCCGTCGGTAGTGCAATGAGAAACACCGCCTTTACTTTTGGAGCAAGGGTAATTCTTTGCCTGCGCAGGGGAAGTTGCGAAAGAGAGAGCCATTGCTGTAAAAACTGCAATACCGATTATTTTTTTCATAAATCATCCTTAATGTAGTGAAATTTAATCTCTATGGGTACTGGCTCATGTGTTCGGTCAAAAATTTATCATTTTCACCGTCATTCAGATCGCCATATTTGTCACAATCATTTCCATTCATTTTGAATGTATAGCTTTGCACCTCCCACTGGTTCATAACATCCACCTTCTGAATGGCATCAGATGGCCACTTCTCTCCATCATTCCAACGCGTAGCGCATACACTCCACATAGTGCTACGGGCAAGCGGTTCCGTTACCTTATCAAAATTAAAAATGACTTTTAGATTAGGGTATTCATAGCGGTATTCCTTAATGTTAAGGCCGCGCATTGCCTTGTCTATGGACGCAGGAACTTTCCCCTCGCTGGCCAAGGTGGGCAATGTGGTTAACAGTAAAGAAACTACGGTTAATGCTCTTATCACGTTAAGGCCTCAGCTGTTAATTATGGTTTTTCTAATCTCACCGACACATTCTACATCATCAACTGAACACTCGAAGTTTGTGGTTAAAGTTGAGACTTTGATTTTGTTTCCGGGAATACGTGTCACTGAATAAATGTCATGTACTCCATCAATATTCAAAAGCCAAGACCCATTACCGATAAGCTTTTTATCAAAGTCTATCAGCCATGAGTCATTGCCCCGCTCTACCAATCGGATAGATTTGGCGCCCGCAGGTATGAATGATGGATCACATATCCAAGAGCCGGCATCTATCAGCGCACCGGAAGAAATAGACATTCGCGGAATGGTTGTAAAAGTCGGTTCGTGAGAGGCCGCATCTGGATTACCTGGAGAGCCTTGCCCGGTAGCCAGCCACAAAAGCGAAACACCAGTATCTAACGTACACGCAACAACCGCATCGCCTGGGAAATACTCACGCCTAACCCATGTGCTGATCGTTGCCGTTGATATGTCTAGTAAATCTCCAAGTTCCTTCTGCGTGCGGAACCCATATGCATCCAGCATGCGCCGCAAAACAGGCTTGCCACCTGAGGCTTGTATTTGCTCATAAAGGGCTCGCCCAGACATTTTTGATTTGCCAACTTCAAAATTCGAATTTTCAAACTTTCCAGTCATCAACCAACGCAAGTCAGCACCAGTATCGAGAGCACATTTAATAACAGCGCTTCCGGGAACGCTGTTGCGTTGAACCCACGAACTCACGTTATTTGGCGGCACATCAAGGCTGCTGGCCAGCGCTCGTTGTGATGTGACCCCATAGGACGAAGTAAGGCGCTCAATAATAGCGGCTGAATCTTCAAATTTATCAGTCATATGCAAAATAACCCACGCAAATGCATTTACATTGAACACAATTGCGATCTATAGTGAATACACACCACATGTAACACCGTAGAACACAAACCACTAACCGGAGATATTGCTTTATGTCTCATGATATTGCAAACCCCCAGGCCGCACCCGCCGCGCCTTTTTCACCTACGCAGATTGCAAACATACTTCTGCCTGGTCTGAGCGGCGCCATTCTGGAAGCAGTGCAGCGCGCTGTTGCTATGCACACCTCCCCGACCATGTCCAAAGAGGACTTCATTGCTGTTAACGGCATCAGCGCATCTGTGCTGGAGAAGTGGATCGCTAACGGCGTTGTGCTGCTGGCGCCAACCCCTACAACTACCGTGAAGCAAAACCGAAAGAACCGGAAGACCGGCGAGATCGAAGAGGTCACGATGACCAAGCACGGTAACGCCCTGATCAACCTCGAAGCGTGGCGTGAGAAAAACCGCCAGGTTGCAATCAAATGCCGCTACATCCGCGGTTAATTCGATTATTCGAATTTTGAAGGGCTAAACCATGTTTGATTATCAAGTCTCTAAACAGGCGCACTACGAAGAAGCCTGCCGCCGCTTCGCAACAAAACACAACATCAAGCAGTTGAGCGCTGATGCTGGCATGTCGGCGCAGGTACTGCGTAACAAGTTAAATCCAGACCAGCCGCACCGTCTGACGGTTGAGGAATTGCTGACGCTGACCGACCTCACCGAAGACCCGACGCTGATCGATGGGATGCTCGCGCAGCTGCACTGCCAGCCGTGCGTACCAATCAATGAGCTATCCAGCGGCAAGGTCGCGGCGTATGTGCTCAATGCCACCTCAGAAATCGGCAAGGTCGCTGCCGAGGCAGTTGCAGATGGTGCCATGACCGCCGCGCGCCGCGGTGCGATACGCGAAAGCGTCAATGCCGGCATTCGTTACATGACGCTGGCAGGCCTTGCCATTCAGTCCCGCATCCATGCCAACCCGACAATGGCCTCCACTGTTGATGCCATCACCGCCGTTGGCGCGTCACTGGGCATGAGCTGAGGTGAACATGATGCCAATTTCTATTGCTCCCCTGCTCAAGCAGCAAAGCCAATCTCGCCACTTTGGCCACGGTTGGATCCAACTGCAGAACGGCCGGCGTTGGTGCCCGGCGCAAGACCAGAAAGAACTGCTGGATCAACTGACCACCGCCCCGCGGGAGTCAATCGGCAGTAAGGCGGCAAAATGGCTTTTACTGAAACTACGCGAACTGTGCCGCTGACACCGGGCCAGCGGGCCGACGGTTTACAGCACATCGCCGAATTGCGCCGGGATGTTTTCAAGTGCGACAGCACCGCTGAAATAAACCGCTTTTTGGCAGACGTGCGTAATGGAAGCGATTCACGACACAAGGACAACATCCGGGCTCTGAGCGCCATTTTCTTTTTGGCCGGTATCAAGAAAGAACGCCACGGGCTGGATTTTAATGAACTGACGAGTGAGGAGAAAAAAGCATTGGTTGATGCAATGAATAAATTCCGCGCAGTCGTGAGTTTATTCCCGAAGCATTTAAGCATGCCGATAGAAATAACTTTTTAACCTGACCAGAAATTAATTGGCGTAAACCCGCCGGGCTTTTTATTACCTGAAGAAAGGAAAACCACCATGAGAAATATGCAAAAACTGCCGATCACCATCGGGATCGATCCAGCCGCTGGCGACGACGTTTCCGTTTCCGTTGTGCACCAAACCGCCTACCAGTTGGAAGAAATGCTGAAGCGCGCCCGCATGGATGAGCGTAAGAATCAGGCCGCGGTGATGTCCACCAAGCTGGAAAATCTGGCCAACTCCATCATCGCCAAGGATTTGAGCCTTCGCGATGCCGTGGAGCTGCTGCGCCACGAAGCCGAATTCATCCAAAACCAGGCGATGGAACTGCACTAATGGCCGACGCAATGGACATTGAACAGGAACGCCAGCAGCTGATCCTGGACGCTCAAATCGAACAGGCGCGCCGGAAACCGGCCGCCCCTTCCGCCTTTCTCTGTGAAGAGTGCGACGCGCAGATCCCAGAGGCACGCCGCCTTGCCGTTCCTGGTACAGCCCGTTGCGCCAGCTGCCAGGAACTTCACGAAACAAAATCACGCCACTACCGGGGGTAGTTATGCTGAATTCCGCGTTGAAATGGGTAGGCGGCAAGCGCCGTATTATGGATACCCTGCGCCAACATCTACCAACCGCACCAGGCCGCCGCTTGGTGGAGCCGTTTGTGGGCTCCGCTACCGTTTTCCTAAACACCGACTTCGATTCCTATCTGCTTGCTGATATCAATGGCGACCTGATCAACTTCCATAACGTAGCCAAAGAGTACCCGGAAGAATTGATCGGGATTGGCCAATTAATGTTTGCCAATCACAAGGGCCAGGAGGGCTATTTAGCAGTCCGTGCCAGTTTCAATCTCCGCATCGAAGTCAGCAATATCATGCGAGCGGCGAAGTTCCTCTATCTGAATCGCCACGGCTACAACGGCATGTGCCGTTACAACCGCCGTGGGGAATTCAACATCCCATTCGGCAAGGTGGACGCACCTTACTTCCCAGAGAAAGAGATCCGCGCCTTCGCCGAGAAAGCGAAAAACGCCGTTTTCCTCTGCTGTGACTTCACAGAAAGCATTGAAATGGCGGCGCCCGGCGATGTCATTTACTGCGATCCGCCATACATGCCTAAGACGAAGACCACCGGCTTTACCGATTACCACACGGAAGGCTTTGGCGAACTGCATCAGTACAACCTGATGTACTCGCTGCGTGCCGCCGCCGCGCGCGGCTGTCACGTTGTGGCCTCAAACAGCGATGTCGCCGAAGCGCTGCAGTGTTATGGCGAGTTTGAGATCCACCACATCACCGCCCCGCGTTCTGTGAGCTGCAAAAGTGATGGGCGCGGACGTGTCGGCGAAATCATCGCAACGATGAGGGCCGCCGCATGCTGATCGGTTTTCTTTGCTGGCTTGTTGGCGCCTGCGCCGCTTTCTGCCTGCTTTGCTTCGGCATTAAAAGCGGGCACATCTATTGCGTCCCTACGGCCGCCGGCGCCCTAATTCTGTCAGTCATTTGGCCTATCACCGCTGCGCTGGTTCTCGGCGGATTCATCTACGGGCTGGCAATTCTCGTTTATAGCCACATCACCGGGAGGAAGTCATGAAAGCAGCAGAGCAGCGTGCAGAACGCCTCGACGCAATGCTGAGTGAATCAGTCCAAGCGCTGAAATCGGCAGAGCAGCAAATCGCCGTGTTGGAAGCCAAGCTGGCACTGAGTGGTGATGTTCGTCAGCACTATCTGGCTGGTTACGATGCCGGCCATTCTCGCGGCCTAAATGCTGGCAGGCTCTACAAAGAGGACTCAGGCATGGTTATGCATCGGCATGCCAGTGCTAACGCGTACGCCTCCGAGGGGGATGAATAATCATGGAATTTTCAGAACAAGTTGCAATTGCAGCTATTAAGGCCGCAGGCGATATCACCGTCGCGAAAATTAACGCCAAAGGCCAAAGGTTCGATGGTTATGCAAAGCCCATGAACTGGTTCAAGCAATCACTTGGTGAGGTCATTGAAGCGATGGAAAAAGAAATGAGGATGAAGCCATGACGCAGACACTACCGAATAAGAGACTCCGCGAAATAGCGGAAGACGGATTCTTAGAACACGGCGACGCCAAAACAATGGCCGCCGAACTCCTGGCGATCCGCCAAACACCAAAAGAGATACCGAAGGAGATCGCTGCTTTTATCTATGAACAGTGCGATGGATACGTGAATGTAGGAGCTGATGCACAAGCTATATGGAAAACCTGTCGAGCCAAAGTATTGGCGGCAGCAGCAGAGGGGCCGTCGAAATGCTGATGCCTTCGCGCGCTATCTCATATCCAGCCGGAACAGCGCTGATCGACGAACGTGTCTTTGCTAAGGACGCCATCAACGTGATCAGCATTTCCGGCGGCAAAGACAGCCTGGCGCAGTGGCTGCTGGCACTTGAGGCTGGCGCGCAGGTTATCCCTGCGTTTGCTGACACCGGGCACGAACATCCGTCAACAATGGAATATTTAGATTATCTGGAAACCAAACTGGGGCCAGTCCGTAGAGTTAAAGCCGACTTTACGGCACGCATTGAGGGTAAGCGCCGATTTATTGCTGAGCACTGGCCTGTATCACTGGTTACAGAGTGCGGACTAACTGAGAAGGAGGCGAAAAAGACCGTTGCCCTGGCGCTCGAAACCCTTCACCCGACTGGAGTGCCATTCCTTGATCTCTGTATGTGGAAGGGCCGTTTTCCATCAACAATGGCCCGTTTCTGCACATTCGAGCTCAAGCACATCCCGATCCGTGATCAGTTAGTTATGCCGCTACTTGATGAGTATGACGAGGTGATTAGCTGGCAAGGTGTAAGGGCTGAGGAGTCACCGCAGCGCGCAGGCTTACCTATGTGGGAAACAGACGCCGATAAAACCCCAGGGCTAAATATTTACCGCCCTATTCTGGATTGGAAGCACGCTGACGTTTTTGCAATTGCCAGACATCGCGGCATCAAACCAAATCCGTTGTATATGCAAGGATGTAGTCGCGTTGGCTGCATGCCATGTATTCACGCTCGTAAGTCTGAGCTTGCCGAAATTTTTACCCGCTGGCCGGATGAGATTGCCCGCGTTTCCCGCTGGGAAAAGTTGGTTGCCGCCTGCTCTCGCCGTCAGAACAGCACTTTCTTTCCAGCCACTCAAGATCCGAAAAAAGCAGAACGCCGCATCGAATGCATTACGGTTGAATCACACGGCATTGAAACCTATCGAGATTGGGCCCTGACTACCAGGGGCGGACAACAGTTTGACTTGCTGGCCGCAATGAATGATCACACGTCCTGCAGCAGTATCTACGCGGGTGTTTGTGAATGACCCAAAGCACAGGCGGACGCAGCGCCCCCACTCCGCCGCAGCCCTATCCGGGCAGCGGCGAGCCTGCTTTTGAATGGGCATATTCATGGAACGCACCGAGAAAAGGTGTCAGCTCGCCATTCGTCAGTGCGGAAGAACAGAAAAAGCGGGATCGCATTAATGCCGATCTCGCCGCCGCCTTTGAACACCTGAACAGCCAACCTAGCCTGGTAAAGCGCCAGGTTAACTCCCACTTCTTCAAGCTTGAGCAATCTCAGGGGATCCAACGAGCCCATGCGTACTTGACGCTGAATTTTGTTAAGCGCGCATTGCCACGATTGGAACTGGTCAATAAACAGTACAGGATATCAAAAATGACAGCTGACAACGCCAGGTACATGGCGCGGTTTAATCACCTTGCTGATATGTCCCGCAGTGATGTTGAGGCGCTTGCCGAGGATATCGCCGCATTTATAGCGCAAGAGCTGGGCCTAGTCGCAGAGCAATGTTCCGGTTGCAGTGATTTGAAGGCAATGTGGTTGCTATACCGCCGTGCCGGGATCATCACTCGCGACTTTTGCCAACTGCCGCCGCTGTGGGAAAAGCTGAATAAACGCTTTTTCAGCGAAGAAGATGCTGGCCCTGCCGTATCCCGGATGTTGTCGCCGCAATGGTGGCTAAACCGTCTGCGCCGCACCTCTGCAGAATGGCGCGAGCACTTGAATATTGCGCTGGCCAACGTCAGCAAAAAAACCAACCCATACGCCAGCAAAACGGCAATCACTGAGTGGCGCGAGCAGAAGCGCCGCACCCGCGAGTTTTTAAAGGGGATGGAGCTCGAAGACGAAGCCGGCAACCGTATAAGCCTGATCGATAAATATGATGGCAGCGTTGCGAATCCCGCGATCCGCCGTAGTGAATTGATGGTGCGCATCCGCGGCTTCGAGAATATTTGTAACGATCTGGGCTACGTTGGCGAGTTCTACACCATAACAGCCCCGTCAAAATTTCATGCGACCAACAAACACGGCCATCGTAATCGGAAATGGAATGGCGCTAGCCCGGCCGAGACGCAAGGTTATCTGAGGTCGGTATGGTCAAAGATTCGCGCGAAACTCCACCGCGAAGATTTACGCATTTTCGGGATCAGGGTTGCCGAGCCTCACCACGACGGCACGCCACACTGGCACATGCTGATGTTTATGCAGCCTGAAGATGTTGGCCAGGTTCGTGAAATCATGCGCGATTACGCAACGCAGGAAGATGCACGGGAATTGAGTTCTGCCAAGGCCCGCAAGGCACGCTTCCATGTTGAAGAGATCGATCCTGACCAGGGCAGCGCTACCGGCTACGTTGCGAAGTACATCAGCAAAAACATCGACGGCTATCAGTTGGATGGAGAACTGGACGACGAAAGCGGGAAGCCGCTCAAGGAAACCGCCGCCGCCGTGTCCGCCTGGGCCGCGCGCTGGCGTGTTCGTCAGTTTCAATTCATTGGCGGCGCTCCGGTAACCGTATACCGCGAGTTGCGCCGGATGGCCGACCATGAGGCCGCGATTGGCCTTAGCGTAGAGTTTGCCGCTGTCCACGACGCCGCCGACGTCGGCAATTGGGCGGAATATATCAACGCCCAGGGCGGGCCGTTTGTTAAGCGCGATGATCTGGTTGTCCGTACCTATTACGAGGCCGCGGAGGAAACCAACGGATACGGCGAAGACGTGATCCGCGTACGTGGTGTTTTCTCCCCGCCAGTTGGCCAGGACGTGCCAATCATCACCCGCGTAATTCAATGGAAAATTGTGCCGAAGAAAGCGCCGGTTTTGGGGGTTGACCTTCAGGGCGCGCCTGCGCCCTCTCGGAGTTCTGTCAATAACTGTACGGAAGATCCTGGTGGGAGTATGGCCCCGCCGGATATAGGCGAAGCCGACTATGCCAGCTGTGATATCGATTTTGGCGAGTTATCTACCAAGGAACGGCGGAAGGTGCTGGCAAGAATTAGGGACGGAAACCCAAAAACAAGAATAAGCAGACTACAGGCCGCCAATGTTCCAACAGGCGCAGCTGGCGCTATGGAGAAAATCCGGGGTCGAGTAGAAGAAATTGCCGGTATTCAGATCAGTGATTCTGAGTGCCAGCTGTTGGCCAAAGGCATGACGATGAAAATTGCCGGCAATCATTACTACGGCAACAGTTGTGGTGATGTTTTCGCGGCCCGCGCACCTATACGGGCGGGAGCTCTGATGCAGCGTTTCAATAGGTTGCGCCAAAAAGTGACTGGGCAAACCGATGAGCGTGATCAGTTGCTGGAAAGGATGGAAAAAGAAGGCAATAAGCAGCGTGAAAAAATAGCGCAGGAGTTAAACGCCGTTGGCAGACAAAAGCCAGGCATTGAAGAGATTGACCGCCTACTGCTTGGCGGAACGGTGAAGATCGGAGCGTTCTATTTCCGAGCCGGGGCGGACGGGCGACTTTACGGGCGCCGAGTGAAATAACATCGATCATAGATACCTGTATCTGTGTGGTACCGGCATGGCCAGCATAGATAAAAATGACTGTCCTGCAGCCGAGTTGGAAATAACTATGGAGGCCCAAATGGGATATTTAGGAAGCAAAGCGGCATCGGGTGCATACCAGGCGATCATCAGCCAAATGCCGCCGCATGATACTTATATCGAAACGCATCTCGGCGGCGGTGCCGTTATGCTACGTAAACCACCGGCCAGCTGTTCTATCGGGATTGATCTGGATATGTTCGCTGTTGAAAACTTCAAGCCGTATGTTGAAGGCCGACAGGATGTTAGCCTGGTGATAGATGATAGTGTCGCTTTTTTAGAGCGGATAAATTGGGCGGAGTTTGGGCGGACGCTCATCTACGCTGACCCGCCATATCTGCCAGCAACCCGCACTAGCCGGGCGCGGTATCGATATGAATACAGCGTTAACGATCATCGCCGATTGATCGACGTGCTGCGCTCGGTGCCGGCTAACGTAATGATATCAGGCTACCCGTCGGCACTTTATGACGAATTGCTTACCGGATGGCGCTCAATTCAGTTTCAGGTAATGACCCGCGGCGGGCCTCGTACCGAGCAGTTGTGGATGAACTTTGACGAAGGAACGGCATACAGCGGCGCCTTTGCCGGGAAAAATTATACTGACCGACAGAGAATAAAGCGGAAAGTTGAGAGGTGGCTAAACAATTACCGGCAATTACCACCACAAGAACAAACAGCCATCTTGGCTGAGCTCATAGCCTCACATGCCAGATAACCCGCCAAGCCCCAGCCAAAACTGCCGGGGCTTTTTACTGGTTGTTGGCACAACAGACTAAAAAATAGCTAAGTGATGGAAATGCATGCGAATGAAATAAATTCATTAACATAGAGTCTTGACGAGGTTTCGGAAAGCGCTCAATATAACACTGTACATGCATACAGTACCATCTGGAGGTAGTGATGGAATCACTTGAAAAACAAAAACAAACTTTGACGCGCGTTCGGTTTATTGCAGAGCTTGCCCTTATCGCCCCGCGGCATGCTTCTGATTTAAAACTTGCCTTGGGCATGATCATCGATCTGTCCAGCGAGGTTCTACCAGAAAAAGACTACGACGGAATTTTTTACAACGCAGACGAGGGCTAAATTATGGCGCGGCGCGGCAACGAGGCTTGGGCTTTTGAACTGGCCAGAAAAAGAGAACCAACCGGCAGATGGATTATAACGGTTGCAGATTTTTTGAGGGAGTTGCAAGGAGTCGGCTTTGATTGGTCACCGGGCCAGGCGAACGAATACATAAAGTTTTATCAACCTACTTGGCGCCTCCAGGTTGAAGGCGATTATGGGCTTAATACCTACTACAAATACAATATGAACCAGTGATTCAACTGCCAGGGCTTGTGCATGTCTATGCTGCATGAATCCGCACGATCAAAAAAGGATCTAAAACGGCCGGGCGTACCAGTAATGGCGCGCCCTTCTGCTACTCGGGCTACTGCATGAAAACCCATACAAAAAGCGGGCAGGCGTGGCGGGGCTACGATTGCGCGCGCCGACGGCTGGCCGCAGGTCATCGCCCATGCAGACGGGCCGTTGAGGCCGTGAAATCGAAAAGACATCAACAGATGCATTTATTTTCATCGGCTCACTATGGGCAGCACAGGAGCCATACGGGGTATCTGGGGGAGTCAAAAAAAGGCGTGGTTAGCTATTGAGGGTTGAAAAACATATAATATTCTGGGGCGTTATTATTATTGGAACCTCGACATATTTATCTCCAGAAGAAAAGAAACAGCATAGATGAGATGAGCCTCACATATGAGTTCAGATTTTATATGTATATGAACCTGCCAAGTGATATGTTGTTTCACTTCTATATTTTTCAATTAAATTAACAGCCAACAACCCACAAGAAGGAGCATTTAAGATGATGAAGGTCACTTATAGTGTGGATTATCAACACCTGAGGAAAGGTGCCCAAAGGCCTGACGACGATGGGATTATTGTTCCATTAGAATCTACTGGAAATCCCCTATTGCTGTTGCCATCCGTGGGTGATTACGTGAACATCGCCGGCAGAAACGAAGAGCTAAGCCATTTTTGTGGGAGGGTAAAATCAAAATTATTTACCTATACCAGAATCCCAGGGGATATAGTTCATTGTGGTATTAATATAATTGTTGAAGAAGTAGATATGGACTGGGATAAGTTAATAAACGAATAATTTCAATGCTAATAAAAAACCGCCATTATAAAGGCGGTTTTGTGATTGAAATAAAATATCAGTCAGATATATCGTCATTAAGTCTGTATTCGTCAAAAGTAATCACCTCTTCCCCCATCCAGTCGTTTAACTCCTGCATCCTCCGCTGCAGCGGTATCAACTCATTTCGAACAAACACCTCGCTCGCCTCCTTCACGTTGCCAAACCCGCCGGCGTTCTCCGGCACGATGCACATCAGTTGCGGCGGCACGCGGTGCGCGTGCAGCTGGTCATCACGAGTGACGTTTTTAATATTCCAGAACTCATCCTTCGCCGCGACTTCACTTAGCGGGATGATCTGAATGCCGTCCTTCTTGCCGTTCGGCGAGTACATGAACAGGTTGCGGAAGTTTCCAGGCCCGCGCGCGCCCTTCATAGCGTTGCGGATATTATCCACGTCAGTCTGGCTGGCGGCCGCGTCGCTCATGTACATGATGAAGCCAGCGTGACTGCCGTTCTGGTAATACTTGCGACGGAACAGAGTGGCCGACTCATTGAGCCATGCCGAGTTAAGCGCAGACAGATATTCTGGCAAGCCGTAGATCTCCTGGTTGATATCAGGCTCCAGCAGGTGAAACACGCTAGCGGTGTCAAATTGGTAAGGGTCAACGCCCAGGCCATACTGCACAAACCAGTAGGTATCCAGATCCACGCCCCGGCGCGTATATTTGGCCAGGGAGGGTCTAAGTTCCATCGGGCCGCCAAGGCGGTTGGTCCGCAACTCCAGGTAGGCGTTGCCGAACACCAGATAATCCTGCACGAAACGGCTGAAGGCCTGCTGACTCAGCAGGCGATGTGGCTTAAATGTGCTGGTCAAGATATTGCGCTTCACATATAGCGGCGAGCTATGGTGCACCGTGGCGCGGAACGTCCTGGCCAAGCCATCGAAACTGATCGGCGGCTCATACCATTTATCCATGCGCACGCACTCGACGTAATCAAGCAGTTCCCGACGGTCGAGCACCGGGACGGGATCGCCAAAGGTGAATGCTTCGACCCCTGCCGCTCCGGCAACTTGTTTATGGGCGTGAACTGACGGTAATGCGCGTTTTTTATGACGCTTGCTCATTTAAAAAATCTCCACAATGTTGCTGTTGCCCGCCGTGACGCCTTCGAGCGGTTCATTGAACAGCGCATGCATAGTTGCCCACGCCAGATCGGCATGGCTAGCTTCTTCGCTGCGGCTGGCTTCATACGTTGGCCGGCTACCGCTGGCGGTCATCGCCTTGCGGATAGCCATAAAGGATTGGGTGATGTCGGTGTGTCCGGCGTCATACTCCAAGCGCCGGTGTGTAATGATGTCTTTGGCTTTCAGCACCAGGGCGTTTTTCACCTCCGGGCGATAGACGAACTCCCGCACCGCGGGGAAGAACTGCTTCACAAGCTGATAGACGCCGTGGCCAACGCCAGTGGAGTCGATGCCGATGTATTGGACGTTGTAGCACTCGGTCAAAAGCTTGATGCTTTTCGCCTGGGCGGCAAAGTCCATGCCGCGCCACTGATGGCGCTCCAAAATGCGGAATTTCCCACCCGGCACCATCGGCGGCGCCACAACCACGCAACCGGCACTGTCACCTGACGCAGAGCCTTTGGCCGGGTCATAACCGATCCACACCGGCCGATACCCGAAAGGCCTGATGGCCAGCGCTTCGAAATCGTCCCACTGTTCCCAGCTATCGACCATGCACCCCTGCATTTCAGTGAGTGGGAACACCGATGCCATATCGTCGATAAACTCACACATCAGCAGGTTCTGATAATCCTCTGGGCCGTATTCAAGCCGCAGCTGATCCAGGTCAAACAGATTGCATCCGCCGTTAACTGCATCTTCAACAGTAATGATTTGGCGATATTGGCCATCAGGGCAGAGAACGCCGCGCGCCAGGTTTGTATGGGTGAGATCGATATCAACCCGATCGGCCTTGGCGCGCCCCTTGTTGTACAGGGCGCCAGACCAGAATGGGTAGGCGCTATGGGTAAGGCTCGACGGCGTTGAAAAGTACGTCTGGCGCCATTTCTTATGCAGCGCCATGCCGGAGGCAACTTTACGCAGCTCCTGGAAGCGAGGGATCCAAAAATACTCATCCAGGTACAGGTTGCCGTGATAACTCTGCGCGGTGCGGGCATTTGTACCGAGGAAATAGAGGCACGCACCGTTGCCGAGGGTCATCGGGTCGCCCTTCAGCTCAACATCCACCTCGCGGGCAAACTCGATGATGTACTGCTTGAAAACGTGCGCCTGTGCCTTGCTCGCTGACAGGAAGATTTGGTTTCGGCCTGTAGTGATGGCGTCTATCAGGGCTTCGCGTGCAAAGTAGAAAGTCGCGCCTATTTGGCGGGACTTAAGCAAATTGCGAATACGGTGTTTGGCGCCGGCTTCAAACCAGTTTCGTTGATACTTGAACAGGGAATCATGGAAAATTTCGGTCAGTTTTTCCGTCTGTTCATCGCTGAAAACATTCTTCTCAGGCGCCTTACGCGGGCCGCTATTGCGGTTGGCCACGTTCGGATTTAAGTCGGCCTCGTTGCCGCCGCTATTGAATTTCCCAATCCTGGCAAGCCGCTCACCCTGGCGGGCGATCAGGTCGATTTCCTTGAAGTCTTTCCCTTCTTTGTGCTCCTTCATCACCAGCTGGCAATAGCGCGCTGTTGTGGTAAGTTGCATTTGCTCAAGCGGGCCAATGCTCCCCCACTTGTCGCGCTTCTTCCAGCTGTGTACTGTTGCGGCCTTCTCTCCCAGCATTTCAGCAATGCGGGATATACGTAACCCCTGAAAGTACAGGAACATCGCCTGTCTGCGGGGATCGAGATCGGTGTTGAGCGTCGTCGTTGTCATGGCGCCAGACTACCGACCGGCCGCGCCGCCATCCCTTCCCGGCCATTGTGCCAAACACCACACAATGCCCTTTCGTTGTCTCCCCTCCCTATTCGCCGCAACCATAAGCCTGACCGATTACCGACACTGACCGGAACAGACTAATGACACTTAAATCAAAGCGTTTTCGTATTGCCGTAGAGGGTGCGACAACCGACGGCCGCAACATTAGCCGCGAATGGCTGACGCAGATGGCCAAGAACTACAACCCATCCGTTTATGGCGCGCGGGTAAATCTGGAACACATCAAGGGATATCACCCCGATAGCTCCTTCCGTCGTTTCGGTGATGTAACCGGCCTGACAGCTGAGGAAATTACCGAAGGTCCACTGGCCGGGAAGATGGCGCTTTATGGCGACATCGCACCAACCGCGGACCTGGTCGAAATGGTTAAGCAAGCGCAAAAGGTTTACACCTCGATCGAGGTAAACCCCAAATTTGCCGATACCGGCGAAGCCTACCTGATCGGGCTGGCTGTAACCGACGACCCGGCAAGCCTGGGGACCGAATACCTCGCCTTCAGTGCGTCCGCATCCGCAAACCCACTGGCTAACCGCAAGCAGCATAAAGACAACCTCTTCACTGCAGCAGAAGAAGCCCTGATCGAATTTGTGGAGCAGGAAGACCAAAAGCCCGGCCTGTTGTCCCGTATCACAGCGATGTTCGCCAAGCGTAACGCCAATGACGACGCACGCTTTTCTGATGTGAATCAGGCTGTGGAACTGGTCGCCGGTGAAGTGCAGAGCCTCGGCGATAGCGTCGCCAAGCTCAACACCACTGCTGAAAAAGTGCCTGCGTTGGAAACCCAGATCACCGCACTGAGCAAGCAACTTAACGACCTGCAGACCAACCTGAGCAAGCAGGACCGCAATCCGAAGTTTCGCCCGTTAACACCTGGCGGCGGCGGTGAAAGCAACGGCGAAAAAACCGACTGCTAAACGCAGGGCCACGGCATACCCCATAGGGCATAGAAAACTGATTACGGAGAGTTACCGATTATGCGCAATGAAACGCGATTTAAATTTAACGCCTACCTGACCACCTTGGGTGAGTTGAACGGTGTAGCCGTCGAATTCAGCACTAAATTTGCGGTAGAGCCTTCTATCGCACAAAAGCTGGAAAACAAAATCCAGGAAAGCGCCGCATTCCTGCAGTTGATCAATATTGTCCAGGTGACAGAGCAATCAGGTCAACGTTTGGGGCTAGGTGTGGGCACAACGATTGCCAGCACCACTGACACCTCAACCAAAGAGCGTGAAACCACGGATCCAAGCGGCCTGGACTCCATCGAGTACAAGTGCGAACAAACCAACTTCGACACTTCGATCAATTACGGGAAATTGGACCTGTGGGCCAAGTTCCAGGATTTCCAGAAACGCATCCGTGACGCCATCGTGTTACGCCAGGCGTTGGACCGCATCATGATCGGCTTTAACGGTGTGAAGCGTGAAAAGACGTCGAACCGTATCGCCAATCCATTGCTGCAGGACGTTAATATTGGCTGGCTGCAGAAATACCGCACCGACGCCCCGGCGCGCGTGATGGATAAAATCGTGGATGACGAAGGGGCTGTAGTTTCGCCCGTAATCCGCGTGGGTGAGAACGGCGACTTTGCCAACCTGGATGCCGTCGTGATGGACGCCGTGAACAACCTGATCGATCCGTGGTTCCAGGATGATACCGATCTGGTGGTGATTTGCGGCCGTGGCCTGCTGGCGGATAAATACTTCCCGTTGGTGAACCAGCCGCAGCCAAACACCGAAGCGCTGGCCGCTGATCTGATTATTAGCCAGAAACGCATGGGCGGCCTGCAGGCTGTTCGCGCGCCCTTCTTCCCGGCCAATGCCATGCTGATCACTCGCTTGGATAACCTGTCCATCTATTGGCAAGAAGACACCCGCCGCCGTCTGATTATCGACAACCCGAAACGCGACCGCATCGAAAACTTCGAATCGGTCAACGAGGCCTATGTTGTTGAAGATTATGGCTGTGGTTGCCTGATCGAAAACATCAAACTCGGCAAGTTTGCGGCGCCAGCGCCGGAAGCACCGGCGGGCGAATAAGGGGCTAACTGATGGCCCTGAGCCCAGCGCAGCGCCATATGGTCTATGTGCAAGCAAAAGAGGCCGCCCGCCAGGGCGGCGCTCTAAGCCGCCATGCCAATGGCTATGAAATGATGCTCCTGAAGATTGAAGAGGACAGCCGACGACTGAAGCGGGTGCAATCTCAGGAGAAAAAAGCCGAAGTTAAGCGCGAGGTTCTCCCCCATTACTCTCCGTGGGTGGCAGGAGTGCTGCAGACCGGCATGGGTGCGCAAGATGACGTCATCATGCATGTGATGGTCTGGCGCATCGACGCCGGCGATTACAACGGCGCCATCGACATCGCGGAGTACGCGCTCAAACACGGCCTGGTCATGCCAAGCCGATATGCACGTCAAACCGCCTGCGCAGTAGCCGAAGAGATCGCGGATAGCGCCCTGAAAGCCTACGACGCCAAGCAGCCGGTAAATCTCTCCATCCTGACGCGCCTCATGAGCCTGATCGAAGACCACGACATGCCGGACGAAGTGCGCGCCAAGCTGCACAAAGTCATGGGCTACGGGTTACGGGATAACGAACAGCCTGAGTTAGCGCTAAACCAGTTAAACCGCGCCTTCCAGTTGCATGAGCGGGTTGGTGTGAAAAAAGACATTGAACGACTCGAACGCGAGTTGAAGAAGGCCGAGAACGGCTAAACCGAACGTGCCCACGCGCGGGGCGGCACGGGCGTTGCGACAGGTTTTATACCTCATCAATACGCCCGTCCACCGCCCACCCATTGAGAGCCTTGATCATGAAATTTGTGGCACCAGGCCAGCCCGGCGAGGAAAAGCAGGTAATCAAAAACACGCAATTTTGGCCAGATGTTGATCTGTCCGATTTGCAGGAATCTATCAGGACCGATGGAACAATCACCCCGCAACGCCTGCGCCATGCGGCGCTGAATGCCATTGCGGAAGTGAATGGCGAATTGACCTTGTGGCGACAGGCGCAGCAGGCCGCCGGTTTTACCGCTCTGGAAAATGTGCCGGCAGAAAAGTTGGACGACGAAAGCGTTTTGTTTCAGCACTACAGCCGCGCGGTGTACTGCATCACAAAGGCCAATTTAAACGAGCGATATCGCGATTTTGATGCAACTGGGGCCGGCGGAAAGCGAGCCGACGAAATGGACGAATCCATTGATGAGCTCTGGCGGGATGCTCGTTGGGCCATGCGGCTGATCCAGGGCGAAAAACACATGACAGTAGAGTTGATCTGATGAAAGTGATAGCCCACCAAAACGACACCGTTGACGAGCTGTGCTGGCGCCACTATGGCCGCACCGCGGGGCTATCCGAAGTCGTCTTATTGGCCAATCCAGGCCTGGCAGAAATCGGGCCATTTATTCCGCACGGCACGCCGGTAGAAATGCCGGATATTGCGCCGACACCCACACAGCAAATTATTCAACTTTGGGATTGATGTCATGGGCGAACCAGTAACAAGCGGCACCACTTTATTCGCATTTGGCGGGATCACGCTTCTCTCCGTCTTATCTGGCGATGCCGCGCCAATTGTCCTCGGCGCCTTTGGTGGCGCCTCATTGTTTGTGTTGGCGTCGCAGGAGTTGACGCTGAAGCGACGCGGCGCGCTATGGATAAGCAGCTTTATTGCCGGTTGCCTGTTCGCCCCGATAGCGGCCGCGCTGCTGAAGAAAGCCACCGGGCTGGATGTTGAGGTCAAGCTGGGCGCTGGCGCGTTTGTCGCCGCAGGTGTGGCCATCAAAATCTTATTGGTTGCCTTGCAGAAGCTGGACGGGGATAGCCCGATTTTCCGCATATTCCGGGGGAAATAACCATGCATTGGATAACGTCGATCATTTGCTTGCTCATTGCCGGTCGTCTGCTGGCTTTTCAGCGCAAAGGGGCAACACATAAACCGTGGGCCAGCGGTGTCGCATACGTCGTGATAATGATTTGCGCCGCCGTGCCAATTTTTTCCGCGTTTGGCCGTTTTCCGCAGTCGGGGGCGCTAACTGCCCTTTTCAGTTTCATGATCCTGATGGCAGTCACCCGCTCCCGCGGGAACATCATGGCGATCATCCCGTCACCGCCCGCGGCAAAAGAGCGGGTGCCAGCCAAGCAAAAAGCCAGGGGGAAAAATGGCCCGCATCACCACCACTCCTAACATTAACGCCTATCTGGACACGCTACGATTTAGTGAAATTGGCGCCACACTTTTGACCAGGTCGGACGACGGCTACAACGTGATCGTGACCGGCATCGACGGTAAGGCAGAAACCTTTTCCAGCTATCGAGATCACCCGTTCGCTGGCGGCCGTCCTGGCAAGGTATTTAACAATCGCGGGCAGCGCAGCACGGCATCAGGTGGCTACCAGTTTTTAATCAGGGATTGGGACCATTACCGCGCCGCACTGAAGCTGCCAGACTTTGGGCCGGTATCACAAGATAAATGGGCCATCCAACTAATCCGCGAGCGCGGCGCCCTGGCTGACATCAACGCCGGACGGATAGAGTTGGCCTTGAAAAAGTGCCGCAATATCTGGGCGAGTCTGCCGGGTGCCGGATATGGCCAGCCCGAACACAAGCTTGAAACCCTTCTGAAAAAATACGTCAGCTATGGTGGGGCTCTGGCATGACCGCCGTCATTCCGCGCAGTTGGTTGATCGTGGCCGCCATCGTCCTGGCTCTCGCCGTGGCGTTAGGGTGGAAAACTTGGCGATTGAGCACCTTTGAAAAAACCGTCAGCGACCAGCAAGCAACCATCAAGGCGCAGGGAAAAACCATTGAGGGAATGGAAACGCAGTTATCAGCTAAAAATGCCGAGCTGATAACCCTGGGCTTGATCGCCAGTAATAACAACCGGGCGCAGGCCGAGTTGCGTCAGCAGATGACCAACACAGCCGCCCTTCTGTCACAACGTGAAAATCTGATTGCGAGGTTATACCGTGAAAATGCAGAGCTTAAAGCCTGGGCTGACGGCCGCTTGCCTCCTGATGTTGTGCGCCTGCACGCCCGCCCGGCAGTTACCGGAGGTACAGCTTATCGCGCCTGGTTGTCCGAGGTTGATCGCCTGCCAGTTGCCGGCCAGTAACCCGCTCACCAACGGGGATCTGGAACAGCAAAAGAGCCGCGTCGAGGCGGCTTGGGCAATGTGTGCCGATCAGGTCGATACCATTATTCAATGCCAGGAAAATAACGATGAACAAACCGGAATCATTAAGAAAAGCCCTCTCTGACGGGATAGAATATCTGGGGAAAAACCCAGACAAACTGCACATTTTTGTTGATGAGGGAGCCGTTGTTTCCAGCCTGGCGCCAACCATTTCATTCGAATACCAGTACACCCTCAACCTGGTGATAACCGACTTTTCAGCAGACCAAAACCTGCTGAACGCAGTGATTTTATATTGGCTTCGCCGCAACCAGCCGGACATCATGGCGAACCCAGACAGCAGAGATAAGGGCTTCACCTTTGAGGTGGATATTCTGAATAACACCACCTGCGACATCAGCATAAACCTGAAGCTAACAGAGCGCGTGATCGTGAAAGAGGCAGGCGGCCAAATGGTTGTAGAGGCAGTCCCTGAACCGGAACCACCTTACGCCGATCAGTGGGCGCCCAATGAGTGATTTTATTCAGATTGAAGACTGGTTGGCCGCCCTCGCCTCACAGCTAACCCCAGCGGCGAGGAAAAAGTTAACTCGCCAGTGGGCTAATGAATTGCGCCGCCGCCAGCGACTGCAGATCAGCCAGCAGCGCAACCCGGACGGGACCCCCTACGCTGAGCGAAAACCACAAGGCCGCAGCAAAAAGGGGCGGATACGCAGGAAAATGTTTAGCAAGCTGCAGACCACTCGCTTTATGAAAACAGCAACTACGGCAGACGAAGCCGCCGTTTACTTTGCTGGCAACGTTATGCGCATTGCTCGCGTGCACCATTACGGGCTGCGCGACAAAGTGAGTAAGCGCGGTCCAACCGTTAAATACGACGCCCGCCAATTATTTGGGCTGAATGATCCAGCCATCACCGCCGTCGGCGACATCCTGATCGAACACCTCAGCAAATAACCTGCAGCACAGTCGTTTTCGGCTGTGCTGGCCATACCGGCAAACATAGACACAAATCGCTTTGCTCGAATCGGCCACTTGTGCCAGGCACCACACAATGCCCGCAACATGCAGCCCGCGCCGCGCGCATGGCAGGCTGTGCCAATGAATACACAACTTTCTGAACTCCTACGCCTGGTGACAAATCTGATCCGAATCGGAACCATTTCCGAAGTCGATACAGAGAACGGCCTATGCCGTGTGCAAACGGGCGGACTTGAAACCGCGCCGCTCAAATGGCTGACCATGCGCGCAGGTAGCGCCCGCACATGGTGGGCGCCGTCAGTCGGCGAGCAGGTGTTGATTTTGAGCATGGCCGGCGAGCTGACAACCGCCTTTGTTCTGCCGGCTATTTTTTCGGATGCTCACCCGCCCCCATCGGATTCTCGTGAGGCCTTGGTTACAGAGTTTCCAGGCGGGGCCAAATTCAGTTATGACCCCGAAGCAGGCGCACTGACCATCGAAGGTGTGAAAACAGCGCTGTTTAAGGCGGCGACAGGGATCAGGTTGGAAACACCAAAAGTCACATGCACTCAGTTGCTGGAAACGGCTCAACTATCAGTCACTGATGGCGGGACGATGACAGGCAACATCACCCACAGCGGAGGCCGCCTCACATCTAATGGCGTCGTCGTTGATAAGCATGCGCACGATGGCGTAGAGACAGGCGGCGGAATATCGGGAGGGCCGGTGAAATGATGTACCAGGGCATGAACACCAGTAGCGGCCGCGCCGTCGAAGATATCGATCACATTCGTCAATCAATCAGCAAAATTTTGCTGACTCCAATCGGCAGCAGGATCACCCGGCGCCCGTTCGGCTCGTTGATGTCAGAGCTGATCGACCAGCCTCAAAACGACACAACCCGATTGCAGCTGATGGCCGCAGCATACAGCGCTATCAATCGCTGGGAACCGCGCGTGTCACTGACGGCCGTCACTGTGACCACGCAGATTGACGGCCAAATGATTGTGGATGTATCCGGCAGCAGGAACGACACCACGGCGAGCATCAACATTTTAATTCCTTACGGGAGCGCATCATGAGCGTGATAGACCTTTCGCAGCTGCCGCCGCCCCAGGTAGTGGAAACCCTGAGCTTTGAAGACCTGCTTGAGGAAAGAAAGGCGCGCCTGCTTGAGCTCTATCCTGAAGAGCAGCGCGAGGCCATGGCACGCACTTTGGAACTGGAATCTGAGCCGATCGTGATGCTGCTGCAGGAAAATGCCTATCGGGAAATGCTGTTACGCCAGCGTATCAACGAGGCTGCACAAGCCGTGATGGTGGCGTATGCCATCGGTAGCGACCTTGACCAGCTTGGCGCCAACAACAACACGCCGCGCCTAACAATTACCCCCGAAGACAGCGAAGCCATCCCGCCAGTTGAGGCTGTGATGGAGTCTGATGCAGATTTTCGCCAGCGCATCCCGGCGGCATTCGAGGGAATGAGCGTCGCCGGACCAACCGGCGCCTATGAGTTCCACGCACTAAGCGCAGATGGAAAAGTTGCAGATGCATCGGCGATCAGCCCGGCGCCGGCGCTGGTCACTGTCACGATTCTTTCCCGCGACGGGGATGGAACGGCCTCCCCCGAATTGCTGGCGAAAGTGGACACAGCACTTAACGATCAGGCGGTACGGCCTGTAGCTGATCGACTCACGGTTCAATCTGCCAGCATCATCAACTATGAGATTGACGCCGTGCTTTATGTCTACCCGGGGCCGGCACAGGAGCCAATCCTTGCCGACGCACAAAAACGCCTGAATGCCTATATCAACGAGCAGCGGCGCCTTGGTCGAGACATTCGCTTAACAGCAATCTATGCCGCGTTGCACACCCAGGGCGTGCAACGTGTAGAGCTGCGCAGCCCACTTGCCGATGTGGTTCTGGATAAAACCCAGGCCGCCAACTGCACAAATGCCCGCATTGCAATCGGTGGATCGGATGAATAGCCTGCTGCCGCCAGGCTCATCCCCACTTGAGCGCCGCGCAGCGGAGGCATGTTCCGCCGTTAGCGATCTTAACGTGCCTCTGCGCGACCTATGGAACCCGGAAAAATGCCCGGTTGTTTTTCTACCCTACCTTGCCTGGGCTTTTTCGGTCGATCGGTGGGATGAAAAATGGCCGGAAGCAGAAAAGCGCAAGGCCGTTAAAGATGCCTTTTACATTCACCGACGGAAAGGGACAGTTGCGGCAATTAATCGCGTGATCGAGAACATGGGGTACACCATGACGATCGAGGAATGGTGGGAGGTTGCCGACCCTGCCGGCACGTTTCGTTTAACGATTGACGTGATGGATATCGGGATCACAGAAGAAATTGTAAACGAGTTGGAGCGGCTAATTGGCGACGCGAAGCCAGTAAGCCGCCATATCTGGCAGCTAAGTTTGAGCGCCAGAACAAGGGGCCTGGTGTACTCCGCCGCCGTCATGCATGACGGCGATATTGTCACTATTTATCCCGCCGATTACGAACCAGACGACAGCATCAAATATAACGGCGCTGTGGGTTTCAGCGGCGATTATCACTATTCCGGGAAATAATATGACGAAAATTACAGAAAGCGGACGCTGGGAAGATAGCGTTTATCAAATCCAACGCGGTGACAAAGTGCGCGGAGGACGCGATGGAGTTGCAAATATTCAGCCGCAGCAACTGGCTAACCGTACTCAATATTTAAAACAGGCAATCGAGGGTTACTCCATTGGCGAACAGCCTTTTGATAACAAGGAAAAGGCACAGGCAAAAATTAATGACGGAAGCCTTCCATTAAACTCACGTTTTTCTGTGCGTATCGAGAACGCCGACGCATGGGTTGCTGAATTCAAAAATATCGATGGTGTTGCCACGCCAACGGGCCGGACTTTACCTTCTGGCGAGTTGGTTAAAAAAGTCACAGATTATTTTCACGTCAACGAAGCCATTAGCAATTTACTGATCGATATGGTTGATGATGATTATTTCTCGGTATGGCGGCTATTTGATAATGGGGCTTTTGGCACGATTAAAAGCCTGCTTTCACCGCAGGGAATTTTTCTTGATGACCTGAAAATAACTCACGTAGGGGAACGTGCCGGCATTATTTTCCAAGATGCCGATGACTTTATTGTTGAACTCGTCAGCCCTTCGGGAGATGTAGCCCCAAGAGCCCTGCAGGGGCACGGCGCGTTCTCAACTCTGACCACGCAAGATGCCTGGCTGAGACTTGAAGACGCCGACGGTTTCTTCAGAGATTACATCGATATCGACGGCAATCCTATCGGTACCGGCGGCAGCGTCAGCGAGTTCGATATAGTGGCACACGACGCGCAGAACAAGGCCTATTCCCAATCTGTGCGCGACCGCTACAACGCCGATATTCAGCGCCTGGTTTCCGCACTTAATCACCTGTTGATCTACAGCCAAAGCCTCGGTACGCAGCAAGAAGGACATCCGGCGCTCAGCGGCGAGCCGATCGACGGTTACGATAATCTGATGTTGGGCGACAGCGTCCGCCCGAAAAGCCGCACCGCGGCCGAGTTCGTACCGGTCGGTGAGGCCGCACTGAAGCCGCTAAAAGCTGTTGTGCAGTCGGGGGATGGCAGTGCAGTTCTCACAACCGCAGAAAGTAAAGCATTGGCCTTTAATGCAAGCAATGAAGGTGAAGGCGGTGCCGCCTTGGGCAATTTCCTTCGCAAACTGTGGCTGCAAAAAAACTGCCTGGAACGTGATCCGGCACGGCGATTTGTGGTGTCCAGCACCGGTGTGAATGGGCGCACCATCGAAGAACTATCAAAAGGAAGAAACCCTGAGTTGTACCAGCGCCCCCTTCAAGCAGTGAAGCAGGTTAAGGCCATCGCTGACCAAATGGGCGTCAGCTATGCCATTGCGGCCATTATCTTCATCCAGGGCGAGTGGAACTACAACGGCACGCGCGGTGGCGTGCAAACAAAGGTCGGATACCGTGGAAAGCTGGACACACTGTTACTTGAACACATGACCAAAGACATGGCGCATGGTATTGCCGGGCAAAAATCCCCCCCAGCCATCTTTATGTACCAGACCGGTGGGGGTTATACCGTTGATACCTACGAGTTGGGGATCGGCATGGCACAATGGGAATTCTGCAAAGAAAACGCCAACGCCTATCTGGTGACGCCGGCTTATCCATTCCCCGATAAAGGTGGGCATTTAACGTCCAACGGCTACCGCTGGATGGATATGCAATTTGCCAAGGTGATGCATCGCGTTATCAACGAGGGCCAGGGCTGGGAGCCTCTCGGCCCTATCAAGATCATTCGCATCGGTCGCGTGATTTATGTTCTGTATCACGTGCCCAGCCCACCGCTGCAATTCCGCCCAGCCTATGTAGGCCGAACACCCACGATGTACGCAGACAAAGGTTTCCGTGTCACTGACAGCACCGGGACTATCCCTATCGAGTCGGTGGAAATTGTTGCCGACACCATCATCAAGATCACTATGGCTAGCGTGCCTGCGGGCGCGGCAAAACTCTGGTACGGGGATAAAACCAACCACAACGGCAACGGTAACGTTTTTGACAGTGACAGTTTTGCGTCACTGGCGAACTACGAATATTACGCAGATTCCAACCAAGCTGCTGATGAAAATATTGCCGATCTGGTCGGCAAACCTTACCCATTAAATAACGCGTCGGTGCAATTCTGTGAACCGATCGAGATCGGAGAATAATTATTATGGTCATGGTCATTAAATCCAATGTTGCCGGTGCCTCTATTTCCAAACCTGACGGCTGGAATCCCCCTTTCAGTACCGAGGGCTTGCAATACGCCAATATCTTTGGCCGAGGCAATCTCACGGCAAACCTGGCACCCGGTGGCTCGCCGGCGGTTGCTTACGGCAACCCGACGCAGAACGGTGAGACGTTCGAGTTTTCGACAGGAAATTACTTAGATACGCGAGTGCCGACCAGCGAGAAAGCTACGCTGATTTCAATCGCAAACAATACGGATTCAACCCAAACTAGCCGCTGTTTTTTAATTTCCAGTTACAAAGGCAGCACCGATGCAGGTAAATCGCTATGTACACAGGGGCCTACGCCGTCAGCCCTTTATATGTATTCGCATTACAAAGGTACCGGTGCGGATGGAAACCCTTACAATGGCGCTTACAGCCTGGGGATGAATACGCGGAGCACTGACCATAGCCCCGCGTTCTTTCATGGGCGTGACTTGGGGAATGGATTAAAAATTGGTGATCTCACCAACAACCAGGTGAAGAGTGTTTCACCTGGCGCACCGGTCACATCGTTTGTAAATCCAGCGCTGACCTATCTCATCGGGCAAAGCCGTGTTGAAGGGAGCGCCAAACATCGTCAGTACGCCGGCCTGATTTTTGATCGCGTGCTGAGTGATGAAGAATTGCTGCAGATTTACCTGTATTTCCAGGGCTATTACAGTCGCCGCGGGATCTCAATTTAATGAAGTGCCAGAAAATAACCAAAGTATGGAGGTCCCAGCGTGAGTGATAAAAAATACAGCGCATTGATCACCACCGCTGGCGCAGAGCGGTTGGCAAATGCTGCCGTTACAGGCACGCCGATAGCCATCGTAGAGATGGCCGTTGGTGACGGTGACGGCTTACTGCCAATACCGAATGGCGCCAACACAAACCTGATCAAAGAGCAGTATCGCGGCGCACTGAATAAGCTGGTGATCGCTGACAGTGACGCCAGCGTTATTGAGGCTGAAATGATTATGCCTCCACAAATTGGCGGCTTCTGGCTTCGCGAGTTAGCCCTATATGCCGAGAATGGCGAATGCATCGCGGTTGGCAATATGCCAGAAACCTATAAGCCATTGCTTGCCGAAGGCTCCGGCCGCTTCCAAATCATCAGGATGCAGTTGAAAGTCAGCAGCACAGCAGCGGTGGAACTGATTGCTGATCCGTCTGTTATTTTGGCAACGGTCGAAGACGTCAACACTCTGGAAGAAAAGGTCAAAGACTATACCGATGAGCAATTGTCAGACCATGAAAAATCGCGCAACCACCCGGACGCAACGCTGACAGCAAAGGGTTTTACCCAGTTGAGCAGCGCCACGGACAGTGATAGCGAAGAATTAGCGGCAACGCCGGCAGCAATCAAAGCGGCAATCAAGGCCGCAGTAGACGCAGCAGTGAGCCAGGCATGGGAGATGGACAACCCGGTTGGATCTTCTCGCCTGTTCAACCAGAACTTAAATCCCAATGAACGTTGGCCGTGGTCAACGTGGGAGTATGCCGGCGAACATCTGACGATCAGAACGGCGAAAGCTGACGGCTCCGATATTGGCACTTTGGGAGGCAGCGACACCGTGACAATTACGCGCGGCAATCTGCCGGCGGAAGAAATCAACGTATCGGGTACGGCGCAAGATACCGACCTTGGCACTAAACGCACCACACCCGGCGGTAAGCACGTTCATCATGGCGTACCTAAGCGAAACAGTGATTATGAGCTGGGCGGTAACAATCGGGTATTCTTCGATCCTTATCAGGAAGGCGACACGGACGAAGCCGGAGAGCACGATCACGAAATGGAATTAGGCCCGCACAGCCACCCCGTTTCAGGGAAAACTGACGCGCTTGGCCAGGGCCAGGCGATCAGCGTTGTCGAGCGCCACAAGCTGCAAATGCTTTGGCACCGTGTAGCATAAGCCCCACTCCGGGGCTTCATTTTTTCCCTGCAACACAGCCATCATTGACTGTGTTGGCCATACCGGCAAACATACCCCCAGTAGTAAGACACCTGGCCATTGTGCCAGCCGCCACACAATGCCCAGCGCATGCACTCGACGTCATCAGCGAACACCATAGCGGAGAAACCTTAACCGGAACCGGAGATCCGCCCGATGGCTGAAGATTATCATCATGGCGTTCGTGTCCTCGAAATTAACGAGGGCACCCGCACAATCACAACCGTAAGCACCGCAATTGTGGGGATGGTCTGTACCGCCGACGATGCCGATGCTGCGGCCTTCCCACTCAACACCCCCGTATTGCTGACCGATGTTCTGGCCGCCAGCGGCAAGGCCGGCGAAACCGGCACCCTCGCCCGCTCCCTAGACGCCATCGCCGACCAGGCTAAACCTGTTACCGTTGTTGTCCGTGTTGAACAAGGCGAAACAGAGGCGGAAACCACAACCAACATCATCGGCGGTGTCGACGCCGCCACGGGCAAGAAAACCGGCATGAAAGCCCTGCTGGCTGCGCAAAGTCTGTTAGGTGTGAAGCCGCGTATTTTGGGTGTACCTGGTCACGACAGTAAGGCTGTTGCCACTGAATTGCTGTCAGTAGCGCAGAGCCTGCGCGCCTTCGCCTATCTGAGCGCCTATGGCTGCAAGACGGTTTCCGAAGCTATCGCGTATCGCGAGAACTTCAGTCAGCGCGAAGCCATGCTGATCTGGCCAGATTTTCTGAGCTGGGACACCGTGACCAATGCAGACGCGAAGGCTTTCGCTACCGCCCGCGCATTGGGGCTGCGCGCCAAAATTGACCAGCAGACCGGTTGGCACAAAACGCTCTCAAACGTCGGCGTTAATGGCGTGACAGGCATCAGTGCGGATGTGTTTTGGGACCTGCAGGACAGCGCCACCGATACCAACCTGCTGAACAAGAACGACGTCACTACACTGATCCGCAAAGATGGCTATAAGTTCTGGGGCTCACGCACCTGTTCCGATGATCCATTGTTCCAGTTTGAAAACTACACCCGCACTGCACAGGTGTTGGCGGACACAATGGCAGAGGCACACATGTGGGCCGTTGACATGCCACTGCACCCGTCACTGGCCAAAGATATCCTGGAAGGTATCAAGGCCAAATTCCGTGAGCTGAAATCTGCCGGCTACATCATTGACGGTAATGCCTGGATCGATGATGCAGCCAACGACAAGGACACGCTGAAAGCCGGGAAACTGGTCATTGATTACGACTATACGCCGGTCCCACCGCTGGAAAACCTGCTGTTACGCCAGCGCATCACTGATCAGTACCTGGTCAATTTCACCCAGAACGTGAACAGCTAAGGGGCACGCAATGGCATTACCACGCAAATTGAAATACCTGAACCTCTTCAATGAGGGGAACAACTGGCAAGGGATCGTTGAGTCTCTGACGCTGCCAAAGCTGACGCGCAAACTTGAGAACTACCGCGGCGGCGGCATGAGCGGTAGCGCCAAAGTCGATCTGGGGTTAGATGACGACGCGCTTGATATTGAATGGACAATTGGCGGCATCGAAGCCTTGCCGATTAAGCAAATGGGCGTCGCAAAGCTGGACGGCGTCATGCTGCGTTATACCGGTTCAATTCAGCGCGACGACACCGGCGAAGTGCAGGCGGTCGAAGCGGTGATCCGCGGCCGCCATAAAGAGTTGGATTTTGGCGAGCACAAGCAGGGCGAAAACTCGACCACCAAAATTTCTACCGCCGTGACCTACTTCAAGTTGACCATCGCCGGCGAGGAAATTTGCGAGATCGACACGGTGAACATGATCGAAAGCTTTGGCGGCGTCGACCGCTTGGCTGAACACCGCCAGGCCATCGGTCTGTAATTCCTTCGGCGCCGGAACGCCGGCGCCCTCTTCTCTCTGAAAATCGTGGAGCACAACCAAATGACCGAACCGACCAAAGTAATGCTGGACACTCCAATCCAACGCGGCAAGACCGAAATCACCGAGATCACCCTGACCAAGCCACAGTCTGGCGCGCTGCGCGGCGTGAAGCTTGCCGACCTGCTGGAAATGGATTATTCCGCGGTGGCAACCGTCTTGCCGCGCGTTTCCACACCGTCACTGACGCCGCAGGAAATCAGCGAAATGGATCCGGCTGATTTTACGCAACTGGCCGGCGGCATCGTCAGTTTTTTGTTGCCGAAATCGGCGCTGGAATCCCGGCCGGTTTAACCGTTGAAGACCTGATGGCGGATATCGCCGCCATCTTCCACTGGCCGCCGTCGGAAATGTACCCGTTCACCTTAACCGAACTTTGGGACTGGCGGCACCGGGCACTGATTCGAAGCGGAGAAAGTGATGAGTGACCGCAATCTAAGACTGCAGGTTATCCTGAACGCGGTGGACAAAATCACCCGGCCCTTTAAGACCATGCAGGCCAGCAATAAAGCGCTGGCCGCTGCCGTCAAAAACTCCCGTGATGAACTGAAGCGACTGAGCGCCGCCGGCGACCAGGTGAACACCTTCAATTCGCTGCAGACGTCCATTAAGAAAACAGCCGACGAGCTGGCCGGCGCCAAGCTGAAAGCCCAGATGATGACGCGTGAAATAGGCGCGCTTGAGAACCCCACCAAAAAGCAGACAAAAGCCCTAGAGGATCAGTGGCGCGCGGTAAACCGACTGGAGCAAAGGCAAAGAAGCGAAGTCGCTCAAATGGGCCGGGTGCGCTCCGAGCTTTACCGCATGGGGGTATCTGCCACCGATGGCGCCGGTGCTACAAACAGAATCGCCAACGAAACAGCCCGCTATAACCGGCTGCTGCAGGAGCAGGAGCGCCAACTAAAACGCGCTGGCGAGCAACAGCGCAGAATGAACGACGCAAAAGCGCAATATGACAAAACCAGAGAGCTGAGAAACAACATCGCGGGAACGGGGGCGGCAACTATTGCATCAGGGGTGGCTATGGGTGCCCCTGTTTTAGCGGCAGTGAAAAGCTATAGCTCTATTGAAGACGCGATGAAAGGCGTGGCTAAACAGGTTAACCCATTATTGGACGATAACGGTAAACGCACAGCCAAATACCACGAAATGCAGCAAGCAATAAAGGCGGCATCAGAGCAACTCCCAATGGAAAACGGTGCTGCAGATTTCGCTGCATTAGTGGAGGGCGGTGCTCGAATGGGGGTATCGAGCGATAAGGATCCATGGCAAAAACAGAAAGCTGATTTACTTTCTTTCGCCGCAACTTCTGCCAAGGCTGCAAAGGCTTTCGAATTACCCGCCGATCAACTTGCCGATGATTTGGGGAAAATAGCATTCCTCTATCATGTGCCAACTCAAAGGATCGAAGAACTCGGCGACGCCCTGAACTACTTAGACGACAACGCACAATCAAAAGGCGCTGATATTATTAACGTTCTTCAGCGCATGGGCGATGTTGCCGATAAGTTGAATTATAAACAAGCCGCTGCACTGGCTTCGACGTTCCTCTCCCTAGGGACACAACCAGAAGTGGCGGCATCAGCCAGTAAGGCAATGGTGCGTGAGTTGGGCATTGCTTCAATGCAAGGCAAGCGTTTCATTCAGGGAATGAGCCTATTAGGGCTAAATGCCAAGGACTTGGAAAAAGGCATAGCGACGAATGCAATAGGCACAATTAGAGATGTCCTATCACGCATCAAGAAACTGCCGGCCTCGCAACACTTAAGCGCAATGACAATGCTTTTTGGCAAAGAGTTTGGCGACGACGCTGCCAAGTTAGCAAATAACATCGGCGAATTAGATCGCCAGTTGGCGTTGGTCGAGGGTGGCCAGGCCAAGGGGTCTATGCAGAGGGAATCGAATATCGATAAAGATTCTTTGTCCTCCCAATTTCTTCTGCTCAAGACCACCGCAAAAAACATGTTTAGTGATCTGGGCGAGCCTTTGCGTAAGCCACTGATGGACGTGAACGACTGGTTTAAACGTGGAATTGGATGGGCTCGGAAATTTATTGAAGCCCACCCAAAGCTGGCTGCAGCGTTTGTTAAGACGGCGGCGGTTGTTACGCTGGTTACGGTTGCACTTGGTGGGATGATGATTGGAGTTGCAGCAATCCTTGGGCCATTCGCCCTGCTGCGGTTTTCTCTGACAATGTTGGGGATTAAGGGGCCATCGGTGATGGGCATGTTGGCCAGGTCTATAAAAGGCGTGGGTACTGCCATTATCTGGGTAGGCCGAATGATGTTAGCAAACCCTATCCTTGCTGTGGCTGCAGCCATCGCAGCAGCAGCACTCTACATCTGGATGAATTGGGACACATTGGGCACGAAAATCAAAAAGCTATGGGACAACATCAGTGCATATACCAGCGAGAAATGGCAGGCCATCAAGGATTACATTTCTGGCGTCTGGACCAGCATAAGCGCCAGAGCCAGCGAAACCTGGGAAGAAATAAAACGGTCGGCCAGCAGCGCTGCTGAAAAAATTGGCATTGGCCTGAAGCGAGGACTGGACGTTATCACCGCCCCGCTGCGCGCCGTCATGGATGGCTTTAAATGGTTGCTTGAAAAGCTGGACCTGTTGCCGCAAAAAAACGAGGCATTAGCCCAGACGAATGAGCTGCTAAAAAATAACCCTATCGCCCAGAAATATGGTTCGGTGGGCGAGCCGGCGCCAACAGGGTACACGGCCAATGATATGGCCATTCGTTTTACCGGCTCCAGCATGAAACCAGTTAAGGCTCCAAGCGGCGGTAATTTCTACTATCAGCCGAAGATCGATCTCAGTGTTGATGCCAGGAATAACCAGAACGGCAAAGCTGTTGCAACAGATGCTGTGAAAGCGCTCCGGGAGCACATGCAAAAAGACGCGGCCAAGGCGCGCAGTAATTTTTCAGATCGAGATCTGGGGTGGGAATTATGATGATGGCACTCGGGTTATACGTCTTTATGCTTGAAACGGTCCCCTATCAGGAGCTGCAGCATCAAATGGCCTGGCGCTACCCAACTAACAATAGAGTGGGGAAACGGCCCTCAGCGCAATATGTGGGCCCAGAAAACGACGTCATTACACTCAGCGGCGTGTTGCTGCCGGAAATCACCGGCGGCCGCCTGTCATTGCTGGCACTGCAAACAATCGCCGATCTGGGTAAGGCGTGGTCTTTGCTGGATGGTAGCGGGACCATTTACGGGATGTTTGTCATTGAAGGGCTGGATCTTAACAAGTCCGTATTCTTCAAGGATGGCGGCGCCCGGCGCATTGAGTTCACGCTTAAGTTAAAGCGCGTGGATGATGACCTGGGCACAATGCTCGGCGACCTGCAGGAACAACTGAGCATCATGAAAGACCAGGCGGCAACAGCTATTGGAGGGCTTCTTTCATGAACACACCAGACTGGTTAAGCGGACGGGATAGCACGCCCGCGTTCAAGATCATTCTTAATGGCAAGGATATAACCACAAGACTGGAAAGCCGGCTGATATCCCTCACGTTGACAGACAACCGCGGATTCGAGGCGGATCAGCTTGATATCGAACTTGACGATGCCGATGGCGCTGTTGATCTGCCTTCGCGCGGTGTCAAATTGGAGCTGCAGTTGGGCTGGAAAGGCGAACCAATGATCAATAAAGGCGCCTTCACTATTGACGAGATTGGCCATTCCGGCGCGCCGGACAAGGTGACACTGCGCGGCAGAAGCGCCGACTTCCGGAACACGCTTAATATCAAGCGTGAAAAGTCATATTCAAAAACCACCATCGGCGAGATCGTTAAACAATTCGCAGCCCGCCATAAACTGGAGCAGGCCATCAGTCCGCAAATGGCCGCTATGACTATCGACCACATCGACCAAACGAATGAATCAGATGGCAGCTTCCTTATGCGCCTGGCGCGCCGCGTAGGTGCGATTGCTGCAGTAAAATATGGAAGACTGCTATTCATCAAGCAGGGCCAAGGCGTGAGCGCCAGCGGCAAGCCGCTATCGGCAATGACAATTGTGCGCGCTGACGGTGATGAGCACCAATTCACCCTGGCCGACAGAGATGCCTATACCGGCGTTTCAGCCAGTTGGCTCGACACAAAAACGGCAAAACCACAAACGGTAAAGGTAAAGAGGAAGCGCAAGCGTAAGACGACCACCGCAAAAGTGCCAGCCCAGGATAAACAGGGAGAATACCTGGTAGGCACTGACGATAACGTTTATGTACTAAGTCGAACCTACGCAAATGCATCCAACGCTCGCCGGGCGGCAAAGGCAAACTGGGAGCGAATCCAACGCGGCGCCGCGCAATTCTCAATTACTCTGGCCAAGGGCCGGGCAGAGCTTTACCCGGAAGTACCGGTATCAGTAAAGGGTTTCAAGCGCCAGATCGACGCTGCAAGTTGGACGATTACAACGGTAACGCACACAGTGGCAGATGGCGGATTTACCACGGCACTGGAACTTGAAGTGAAGATAACCGATCTCGATATGGAGTGATTTGCAAGTTTAATATTCGCTTTTTCAAACATCGTGCTATTGTATGTATATCAATACAGTAGAGGATAATACCATGATGCGATGCCCTTTGTGTGGCCATGCGGCGCACACCCGCAGTAGTAACGAAGTGACAGCAACGACAAAAGAGCGTTACAACCAATGCACAAACGTGAATTGCAGTCATGTCTTTATCACGATGGAAACTTTTGTGCGCTCCATTGTTAAGCCCGGCCAGGTAGACCCGGCGCCACCGCACCCATCAAAGTCTGGCCAAACCGCCCTGCACTTCTAACCATTAACCCGCCCCGGCGGGTTTTTTGATCCATGTTTGAACCATCCGCACATAAACATTGAATACTGTTATTATATACAGTATTCAATATCTAATTTGGTTCACTGGATCTACGAGTATGACCGTAAGAAAATTGAGCACCGGCAAGTGGCTGTGCGAGTTCTATCACAACGGGAGGGACGGCAAGCGTACCCGCAAGCAATTCGCCACCAAGGGGGAGGCGCTTGCCTACGAGAGCTATCAGCTCGACCAAGCAAAGGCCAAGCCCTGGCTGGGCGATAAGGAAGACAGGCGAAAGCTAAGTGAGTTGATCGATCTGTGGTACAGGCTGCATGGCTGCTCATTAAACGACAAAAAAGGGCGGCTCGGAAAACTAGTCATTATCTGTAACGGCATGGGGAACCCAGTAGCTTCAGAGATCACCCCAAGGGACTGGGCTCATTATCGTGATCAGCGACTAAGAGGAGAAATAGATAACGGGTATAGCACCAGTCTTGAAACAAGGAAAGTCAGCACAGGAACGGTTAACTGCGAACAAGCTTTTTTGCGGGCGGTATTCAATGAATTAAAACGACTTGGCGAATGGACGCTACCGAACCCCTTGGAAAACATCAGAGAGTTTGATCAGCCAGAAAAGGAAATGGCATGGCTGAACAATGAGAAAATAAAAGCACTGATAAACGCCTGTCATACTCATGGCAACCCAGAGTTAACACTTATCGTAAAGATATGCCTATCAACTGGCGCCAGATGGAATGAGGCCGCAAAACTAAGGCCATCGCAGATATCAAAATATAAAATCACGTATACCAACACCAAAGGGAAGAAAAACAGAACTGTCCCTATCTCGAAAGAATTATTTGACGAGCTCACAATACTGGATGAAAAAGAGTTTGATCCTTGCTACAAGCAATTTTATCGAGTTCTGAGACTGGCGAATATAACCTTGCCAGAAGGCCAAATGACGCATGTGCTCCGCCATACCTTTGCTAGCCACTTCATGATGGGTGGTGGGAATATCATAGTCTTGCAGCGCATCCTTGGGCACTCAGATATCAGGGTAACGATGCGCTACGCCCATTTCGCGCCAGACCATTTAGAGGAGGCAATAGCGCTCAACCCACTGACACAGACGTACAAGGACAGTGGCGGCAAAGTGGCGACAGAGGAAGAAAAAGGGTGTAATACGGTAGAACAGGAGGCGTGATAAGTGGTTGTTTTGTTTGTAAGTTACTGTTTTAAAATGATAAACAAAAAAAGACCGAATACGATTCCTATATTCGGTCTAGGGAAATGGCTCTTGGGAGAGAGCCGTGCGCTAAAAGTTGGCATTTAATGCAGGGCTTGTTCAGCCGTGCACTTTAAGAGTAGCCTACCGCGCCAGTTTTGCCAGCCGCCCGGCGGCTGCGTGATAGTTTCGTGACGAAATAACTATGCGGCAAATGCGCATCAATCCGCACGCGCTGGGCAAGGCGTTGGCAAACAAGCGGTTAGTCAGCGCACAGCTTCTCGGCGCGTTCGATAAACGGCGCCAGGCTCATTTTTTTCCCCGGTTCGGCAGGGTCGTCCAGCAGGAGCACCTCCAGCGGCTGCGCACGCTGATGGCCCTTCTTCACCTGCTGCTCCGCTGCGTCGTTGAGCGGGTATTGCATCAGAGTGCTGTTGTTGAGCACGAACAGCGCGCCGCCGCTGCGGCACTGCAGCGTCACTTCTTCCTTGGTGAACGCCCACTGTTTGCCGTACTCCAGTTTGGTGATGTTCACCAGTTTGTCTGCCGCCAGCGCGCCGGTCGCGGTTGCCAGCAGCGTAATGCCGAGTAATACCGATTTCAT